TATCAAATAGTAAAGTTCCAAATGTAACTAGACCTTTTGGTATTTTAATAGCAGCACTAACTCCTGCGCCAGTCAAAGACTCTATAAGAGATGCATCCTCTTCTACTTCTTTACCTTGTACTTTATCTATAATTTTACTGATGCCTCTAACTTGTTCTTCTATTATAGAACCCGTTACATTGTCTTGTGATATTATACCTTTTTCTTTTAAAACATCTAAGCCAATGGGTTCTTCTACTTCTGTTGTTTCTTGTAATTGTAGGTCTTTATCCTTGACTACTTCGTCAACAACTTCTTCTGTATCTTCTTCTATTAAGGTGTAGCCTTCTGGTAGTTTGAATGTATCAGACATCTAAACTCCTTTCTAATAATTAGGATCTTCGACTAATCTATTTTTTGTTGGGTCATACCTAACATATATATTTTCATCAAATAAAAAATATAGTTTGTTTAATCTAAAATCGTCTTTATCATCTGGCTCAAAAACTCTAAGTTTTACTTCTTTACCTTCAGCGTTTTTCATTCCTATTGGTGCAATTTCTGAGTATTCATCTAATCCAACAAAAGGCTTACTTGAATCTACTTGTGCTTCTAATTTTTTGTTGGTGTTTAATTCATCTATTGAATTTATAATTCTATTTTTTTGTATTGTATTATATTGAGGATTTCTTAAAAAATCTTTATATTTACCAAGATCTGCTGATATATCTCGTTTTGCTTGAGCTTTCCTATCTTCTGGGTTTGTTTTTTTCTTGAATAATTCTTTTTGAGCAAATTCTCTTATAAAATCTGATTTACTCATTCCTGAGTATTGACCATAATCTTTCCATGCTTGTTCAGCGCCGCCTATTTTTGATTTAGCAATTAATGATGTAGCTAATTTCCTGTTTGATAAGTCTTTTAATTGTTGAGTTTTTACTGCTCTATCTAAACCTGGTTTAATACCACCAAGTATTTCTTGTAGTTTAGTTCCGCCCGCTGCTTTTCCTGCAACTAAATCTGGGCCAGCTGTTAATAAAAATTGTGTAAGAGGATCTGATAAAGGACTTCCACCACCAGCTACAGCATCAATTAAACTCATCTTACGTCTTACGTTATCTACAACTCCTTGATCTGTTGGACCCAACGCATACATTTTTCTAGGCTTGATACCAGTCATAATACCTTCCATGACTTCTCCGCCTTTTCTAAACATTGGTCTTTTTAATACTCTACTCATATTACGTAATTTTTATTGGTGCTGGATTAATTAATCTATAAATACCAGCTAGTGTTGATGCTGTTCCAAGTCCTGTAGCTAATGGTGAAGGTGTTGCTGCAGGTGGTAATATCTGTTCTCTACCAGGATATCCTGCAATTAATTGTGTAACACCAGAACCAAATTGTTGTGCTGCTTCTAATGGTTGTAGAGCTTGTCTTGATAATAATTGTTGTTGCGCTGTTAATTCTTGTTGCGCTCTTGCACCTTGTTGTGCACCTAAACCTGTTAGTGCTGAAATCTGTTGACCTAACAATGCAGGGCTTTGTTGTGCTAATTGAAGATTTCTAGTGAAGTCTTGTGCAGCTAAATTTTGTGCTTGTGTAAATCCTTGTCCTAATAATTGTGCTTGTAATGCTGCTCGATTTCTGTCACTTGCAGATTGATACTCAGCTCTTTGTACACCTTCTCTACCACCACCAAAAGCTCCGGCTGCAACTGCTTGAGCAGATAATGCAGGTAAACCTTTGGCAGCTTGTACGTCAAACTCTCTTAAGGTTGTATCAATAACATCTTGTTGATACGGAGACATATAAGCTTGAAAAGCTGTAGGCCCTGTTAACCCTTCTGCTTTTGTTAAGAAAGGTTGAAAAGCACCAAGTCCAGATGCTAATCCCTCTGCTTGTGTTGTTAATGCACCAGGTCCAGCAACAAACTTTGGACCCATAATAGTAGAAAGATCTGTAGTTTTAAATGTACCAATAGCTTTTGTAAGATCGTCTAAATATGTTTTTGCACCTGCTTCTATAAACTCTGCCGGGGCTGTTCTTACTACTTCAGCCATTATACTCTTCCTCCTGCTTCTAATTTTTTCATCATGTCATACATCCTTTGTGCACCTACATTAACATTACCATCGCCCATACCTCTTACAGCATCAGCTGTAAATACAAACTCGTTGTTTGATAACATCGCTGGGATATCATCTTCTTTTTCTTTTATACCAACCGGTTGTATAAATCCACCAGTTTCTCTAAGATCTAGTTCTTTAACACCTTTTGGATTTTGTCTTAAAGGTAGACCCTCGATACCCGCCGCTTGCATGGCGTTATCACTAGCTGTATCCATCTTACCACCTATAGCTGCTAGACCTCTTCCCTCTATTTTCTTCATGCTCATTCTCTCAAATTCTTTTTGCGCTGCCTCCGCTGCATCTTTAGGAGATAGTCCCATGTCTATGTATTTTTCAAACAGAGCTTCTAGTATTTTTTCGTTCTCTATATTAGATGCCATTTTTATTTGAATGTCTTCTTCTATTCCAAAGTCTCCTGGCTTTGGTCCAAAAGGGTTTACAGGTTGTGTTGGGTCTGGCGGTAATACTGGACCAGCCATCATCATATCTGCTGGTCTAACTTCATCACCTTTAAACTCTGGCATGACTTTTAATTTTGGTAATCCTTCATCCTCTATAACCTCATCTCCGTTTGCAAAACCTACTCTGCCACCTGTAGCATACTCTGATGTATTAGTTTCAACAAAGTTTCTAACCTGTGCTTCATACTCTTCTGAATTTGTATCTGCAGTTGGTGGGTTTAAATTTCTATAATACAATTCTAAATATTTTGATGGATCTCTAGCTACTTCTTCTTCAGCTTGTTCTGGTGACATACCAAGTGTTTTTGTTAAAAAAGTAGATACCACACCTAATGTTGCTAGTTTACCTACTTTACCACTTAAAAAACTTTTACCTAAATCTTTGTTTACAGCGTTAAGCATAGCATCAGACATTGATACTGGAGCAGTTGCTTTTCCAATACCTAAAGCAGTTTTACCTGCAGCTAAAGCATTTCCAATACCACCAAATCCAAACATACCTGGCACTGCCTGTCCGCCTGGAACCATAAAAGATGCTCTACCAAATATACCACCTATGCTTGTTCCTGGTATACCAAATGCAGCTGCTCCTATTAATGCAGCTTTACCAAGATCAGATGACGCAATCTTCTTTACTGTTTTACCAGCTTTCTTAACGGCTTTTTTAATACCACCTAATATAGCAGGTTCTCTAGGCACAATGTTCATAATGCCACCACCCATTCGTAATTGTCTCTCCATCTGTCCTCTTGATATTGTCATAATTTAGCTAAATTGTTAAGGCAGGCTTTATATCCTGTAACCTCCTTTTTACTTGACTTTTGGAAATAAATCAAGGCTTGGCATTATGACTGTTACGTCTCTCTTAATGTCCTCTTCTGGCACCCCTTTTGCTTTCCAATCGTCCTCATCTTTATAGACTTCACCTGTCTTTTTATTACTTATTTTCTCTATTATATCTTTTGGTTTTATTAACATTACGTTGTTACCTCTCTTGGCTGTATTTGTAGTATAGAAGCTATAACGTGCAGCTCGTTCGCGTCACTAGCTTGTACTTTTAGTATCTCACTTTCCTCTACTACAAGAGGGTGAGTTAAAAGTTCAGTTGTCGTATTAGTTGCTATGGTCTTAGTTTTAAATAAACTAAACACATTACCAGAGCTGTCTGTCAAAGTAACATCTAAATTACAACCAGAACCAGAATCGTTCGATACTAGTATTGATTTTACCAAAGCAACATTAGCAGTTGGGGTTGTATACAACGTTGTGTTGTCTGTTGATGTTAAATCTAATTTTGCGTTTACGAAACTATTTGCCATTAATTTAAAAAGAAGTTTTGAGCGTCAACTTCATCCTTTAGTTCTTGTTGATATGTTGTGTTTAATTTTTGTATTACACTGTCAAGATCTCTTACTTGTGCATCAGCAACATCTTGACTATATTCTCTAGCGGGTCTTGTTAATATCTGTACTATCTTTGCCATTATCTTCTTCCATCTGGTTGTATGTCTAATCTAAATCCACCCAACTTCCAATTTTGTTGCGCAGCTGTATTTGCTATCTTCAAAGATACAGCCCTAGCTCTAGCTCTGGTATCCACCTTTGTTGTAGATGATGTTACTGTAAAAGGTCCAAGAGCTGAACTTGCTTGTGAGTCGTTAGAATAATTTCTTAGTTGCAATGTAATCTGTGTGTTACCAGTCTGAGAGACAAAGTCTGGTATGAATCTTCTAATCTTTGCGAAGAACTCACCATCACCTCCTTGACTAATATCAAAGTCACCCGACTCAATGTTAGAAGTTATTGCTGTCGTGGCTGTGGTTGTTACTTGATCTGTGCCAGTCTCATGCTCGTAATAAATTGTGCAACCATCAGTGTTGCCAACAACATCATAAGAGTTATTAGAGTCAGCATCGTAATCTGTAGCATGTGGTTTACCAAATACAGCAGAATCTTGCCATGTCGTTCTATCTAATGTGCTTGTGGTCCAAACAGGTCTTTGAGGTGTAGACTCAATATAATTATAAGTTACACATCTATCAATCACTGTTGCACCAGAAGAACAATAGAACCAATTAATCTCACCAAACAAATTGTTTAGTCCAGCGTTAATAAGTTGATTAGCTGTAGTATTTAAATCATTGTAAACAAAATCTTCTACTAGACATGGTAGTGATTGTAGTGCACCAGCATATTTAAAGAAGCCATTCTCTGAAAACCAGTAGGCAGCACCATCTACCTCTACCGCAGCGTTCTGTCCTATTAGTCCACAGTTTGTACCTACCTGTGCAAAACCAAATGTAAAAGGTGGCCCAATAAATCTTTGTGTAAATAAAGCAGTATCAGTCCAAACGTAAATTGCATCACGACCTCTAACAGCTCCCATAATTCTAGACCCATCAGCTAGTCTCTGTGTGCCGGCTGTGTTAGTTGCTGTAGGTGTGTAAGTATTAATATCCTCTTGGTTAGAGAATCTTATAAACATTTCATCTTGTGTGCTTGGTGTTCCTATTGTGGTTTCTGTTCCAAAAAATACTAAGTGTCTATCAGGTGTGGATACAATCATGTCTCTTGATGCAGTTGGTGCTCCAGATATAATTGTTGCTCTTGTTGTCGTTGCGTTAGCAGCGTTTGAGTCCCATTCAAAAACTTGTGCGTTATGTATCAATGCAATAATTTTACCACCAAAGTTGTCTATTGACCAAAGACCTGGATCGATTACTAAATCTCCAGATGCTGCTTCACCCCATGCTACGAAATCAGATGTGTTTGTAATTGTTGCACCATCAGAGTGAGATGCTGCTGTTGTGCCTCTCGCTCCTCGCGTCACGCCTGTTAATGTGTTACCTGAAATTCCAGTGTAAGATATTTCTTCAGATCCTATCTGTATGTGATTTGTACCGGTTGTTGGAAAGTTAACAACACTTGTTAAAACTATTGTCGTCGTAGATGCATCGATTGCTCCATTTAAAGTTGTTGTAAGTGCGTTTGCAACTGTACCACCGTAAGAAGCTAGACCCCAACCAAAACCCGGTAACTGTTCTGCTGGTCCAACTGAATAGTAAGATTGGACTCTAATACCGCCTGATGTTGTAGCGCCTGATCCAGTTTCATTTGATGGCATTGTAATTGTTATCGTTACGTTTGTTGGTGTAGAAGTCACCATAAATTTTTTATCGTCAAAATCTGAAGCTCCAAAATTAGATCCTGTGATAGTGCTAAAGTTATCTAATAATACTATGTCTCCAGGCACAAGACTGTGACCAGAGGCAAAAGTTATTGTAACTATGGCTGACCCATTAGTTGTAGTAAAAGCGTTGGTAAGTGTATTTGTGGCTCTGATAGGATGTATGTCATAAAACACACCTCCTGAATAAGCATATAAAATTCTGTTTGTACCAATGATAGAATACTTTTGACCACTTCTATTTACAATATGGTGCATGGCTCTAGCTGAACCTGTTAGTTTATTATTACCTAACTGCTGCCAACCACCTATCTTTTCAGGTGTGCCGTATCTAAACCTAACATTGTCACCTCCAACCCACTGACCTTCTGCTTGAGTGTCTGTAATCTGTTTATTGAAGCCGGGTAAGAACTGTACTTTTTGTAATGCCATAATATACCATTATACTAATTTTTGGCTAAAAATATAGTCCATTCTAAATCAGAGATCAAATCATTTACATAGACCTTTCGCTTCTTTTCTCTGCGTATATATTCATGAAGCTCTTCTAGATCTAAAATAAGCCATTGTTTTTCACCCTCAAGAACCATTTTGTCTGCTTTTGAATTAAGCCGTCCTTTTTGTGCCAAGCCTTCTTTAGGTAATTCAAGCATATTTCTAACATCAAATTTATAAAAAGCATTTTGACCTTTAATAATACCTGCAATATTCCAAGAAGTTTTTTCTTTTGGATATTCAATAGCAGTAAGATAATTAGAAAATCTTTTTACAATACTCAAATTATATAGTCAGTTCACTATCAGAGCCTCGTGCTAGTGTTCCTTGAGGAATCACATTTAAGGCTATGGAGTATCTTGTTTTTTTAGATTGGTTAGTCAATATCTCATGACTTAATATACTGGGAAATATAACAAGCATATTTTCTTGGACCGTCAAATCATAGTTTGTAGAATTATATATGTTATATTCTTTACAGTAATCTAACCATAGTTGAGGTTTTGGAGAATGAAATCTTATTTTAAAACTCTTATCTCCTTCAGGATAATAAACTGCGCTTAACCAAGAGTTAGCGTGTTGATGCATATTTGAATGAGCTTTAGGTTCTGTCTTGGTTGCCCAAGAACCTGTTATTTTAAATCTTGTATCTTGTTTCATTAGGCCTTTAATGTAAAGGTGTAATGCTTTATGAATTTCTCCTTTTAATACAGGTAAAGAGTCTAATACATTCCAATCATTACTCATAAAACTTTTTACTTTCCAAGTTTTTTCTTTTCTCATTTTTATTTTTTTAACTTGTTTTAAAATATCTTTAGTATTACATTTTAAAATAGTTGTTGTAACTACATCACTAAATAAAGGGAATATACTAAAATTGTATTTATCGCTCATTTTATATAATTAATATTAATGTTTTTTCTTACTTCTGTATCTGTGCAAGTTGTACTACTATGATACTCTCCTGCCTCAAAAAATATTGCTCTGTTCTTTTTACTAGCATATTTTTTATTATTTATAAATGTATAACCATCACAATCATTTATAGAATAAACCATACCTTGATTTTCAAAAGGATAATCTTTGTGAGGATTATGAACTATTAGTTTATTTGTGCTTGTATATAAGTTGGCTTTAACTCTTAATAATGCTCTAGCATTCAAAGGCTCCCAAAGAAAAGATATATCTTTAAAATAAGGACTAAATATTTGATTCTTATCAAAGAACATGTGAGCAAAATAAAAACCATGTGTGTCTTTTACAGTAGCTACACGAGGACAATAAAACCAAGCAAATTTAGAAGAACTTGTAATTTCTTCTATGGTCTTAAAATTTTCTTTAGATAAATAATTATCAACTACTTTAACTTTATTTTTCATTTAAAATTTGGTCCATTAAAAAACAATACTAAATTTTTTCTCACACCTTTTATTATAGGTGTAACTTTGTGCCTTACATAAGAAGGAAATGCGATTACAGTTCCTATTTGTTTTAGTTCTGGTATGCCTACGATTTCGGTCTGTTGTATAAACAAATCACCTCCTTCAAATACTTTCTCTGATAAATTAATTATTACAGTAAGCTTCATGTCTGTGTAAGGAAATAAAGATCTATCAATATGCCAATCATAACTATCTTGAGTTTTAGAATCATAGACGTTGTAGTGAGTGCCATTCTGATTATTATAGTCATAAAGATCAAAGCCAAATTGATCTCTGTTAATTAAAAATACACTTTCTACTATGTGATGAATATATTTTTTTACTTTTTCATAATTTATAATTTTTGTTGTTAAGTTTTTTAATCTTTCTCCATTAGGTCCTATCGCTCCTAAGTTTTCATTTTCATCTTCTTTGTAATTTTTCTCTATAAATTTATTAAGTTGTTTAACTTGTTTTAAGTTTAACATATTATGCCAATACCAATAAACAGGTCTATTAGACATTTACCATACCCAAGATACAATAGAGTACCTTGTTCCTTTTGTAATTAATTTAACTTCATGTGGATATAAAAAGTTAGATGGAAATATAAGTAAACTTCCTGCGCTCATTTTTATAGGTGTGTCTGTAAAAAAAACTAAGTCTCCTCCTTCATAGTTATCATTTAAACAACCTATAATTGACAATGTTGGTATACCTTTTCTTTCTCCATCAAACAAAGAATGTATGTGATCACAATGTGAATGCATTCTAGTTTTTTTATCGTATCTATTATATCTTATAGTCGAGTAACCTGACCAGTCGTTAAACCAAGAAAAGTTATGATGTTCAAGATATGCTTTTATTCCATACCACAACTTATCTTGTATAAGTTTATGTGTGCTTGGAAGTTTTTCCATATTTTCAGCATACGCAACAGATAACTCCTCATCACCAGAAAGAGAAAAAGAAGCATTTTGAATTGAATTATAAAATAGATGTTTAGCAAATTTTTGTTTTTTTAATTCTTTTATAGTTTTGTCACAAACTTTTTTATCAAAAAAATTAGGGTAGTAAGCTATATAGTTTTTAAGATCTTTATTCATTGTTTTCAGAAAACACTTTAAAATTAGTGGCTACACTAACACGAATTCCTTTACTTTTAAATGGGTTAACAGAATGAATTAATTTTGATGGAAAAATAAAAAAATCTCCAACTTCTGGTAGACAACTATATTGAGCTATAAAATCTGGTACATAAGGATATAAATTAAAATCAATATCACCAGGTTTTGTCCCATTGTTCATATAGGTTTTATTTTCTTTTATTAAATCTTTAGGTATATCTGTGTACAACACAGAAGAAAAATTACACTGAGTATGTATGTGAGGAGGATTGCCTTCTCCAGCTTTCATAAAATTTACCCACGCTTGAGTAATATCGACTTGTCTTGCTTCCTTATTATACCATTGTTTATAAGCAATTTTAAAAGCATTAAGATACGGTGCTAATATTTCATAGAAAGAATTTAAATCATTAATTTTATATGTATGAGCTATAAGACTAGCTAAATTTTTATTGTGTCTATATTTTTTATCTTTTATAAATAATTTTTTGATATTTTTAATACCTTCCAAATTAATTTTTACTTTAAACAGCAAAGGTCCACTATATATTACTTCATAGTTCATACTTTAAGATAAGTTAAATTTCTTGCTTTTCCTATTTCCCCTTTTAAAAACACATTAAAAGCTAAACTTATCCGTGTAGCATCATTCTGTTTTAAATTAACAGAGTGTTTTAAAGAAGAGCTAAATAAAAAAAGATCATGAGTATTAGTAGGTTGATTCCATCGTGAACAATTGTATCTAGTTTGTTTTTCAACAACAGGATCTATTTGTTTGTAACTAAAATCCCAAAAACTAATAGTGTCATCATTACAACTAATATAATAAACACCTGACAAATAACTGTTAGGATGAGAGTGCATATGATGAAATTGATTTTGTTGAGTGTAGTTCAACCAAGACTGTGTAATATAAGGTTTTACTTTTTTATCAATTTTTAAAATTTCATAACAATGAAACTCAACTCTTCTTAATAATTCTTTTTTTAAAGTTTTAAACGCAGATAAATTTAAAATAAAATTATTTGTACTTGTAGTATTGCCATCATTTTTATAACAGTCTTCTGAGCCTTTTTTAATTATGTTAATTTGTTTAGGACTAAAATTTGTTTCAACTTTATACATAGAAACAATTTGAGGAAATAATTCTAAGACCTGAGCTTCTGTAATTTTATCTTTCATATACAGCTAAATATATCAACTGTATTAAATAGTCAATAGTATATTAGTCTATCCAACCTGCAGTTTTAGGGTCGTTCGTATCAGCTTGATAAGCTTCTTCGTCCCAATAGGTTACCGGGTGTAAAGCTTCTGGGTCTTTGTAGGGTACAGGGGCTTCCCATACACAAGTGTCTTCATTTAATGTCCAAGAAGGAAAAGGCTGATCAGGAACAAAAGCATCTCTACTCTCATCATAATTCATATCTATACCTGCAAAATTTTTTCTAAAAGGCGTTCCACCTAATGCATGAACTCCTCTTTGTGTATTATATGATGTTTGTTTCCATATTGTATTTTGACCATAGATGTTTTTTAAAAAAGCAACACCAGCAGCTTCATCAGTTGCCACATCGTTATTAACAACGACAACTTGAGTTACTTTATTCTGATCATTTAATCTTGCAAAGTGAGCCATAATTACATTTCTATTGTTCCACTACCTGTGAATTTTACTACTTTAAAATCTCCATCATCAGTTACTGTAGGCGAACCTGTTGTTGTGCCCGTGTATTGAGCTGCGGGAATTCTTAATATAACTATGCCTGATCCACCAGATTGAGGAGTGCTTCCGCCCCCAGCGCCACCGCCTGTGTTTCCAGACCCTTGTGCCGCGCCTGTTCCACCAGTATTTGGTGCTCCTTGGCCGCCGCCACCCTGGCCACCTTGCCCACGAGTGTTTCCGGCTCCACCGCCGCCACCAGCGTAATAAGTTGCTGTTCCATCTATTGCAGATTGAACTCCGTCACCACCTTGGCCACCAACAGAATCTGGCGCAGTTTGCCCGACAGCTCCAGCGCCGCCACCGCCACCACCGGCTGGTCCAGTTGGTTGTCCTTGTGAGAAAAATGATGGACTACCATCACCACCGTCATTTCCTTGAGAAGGAGTTGTAGCGGGTGTATTTCCTGCTCCACCCTGACCTGCAGGGCTGTTGATACCACTGTTAAATCTGTAAGCACCGCCACCGCCGCCGCCGGATCCACCAGCTTCACCATCAGATGTTAAAGGTCTAGCGAAACCACCGCCATTTGTTGTAATTGATAGATCTCCTCCAATTAATGAGGAGTCACTACCTGATCTGTTT